TTGCGACACTGCATTAGCCAAACCCCACGCATCGTGCGGAGTAGGACGAATCCTTCCAGTGACCCAGTCGAACCAGACGTTACGGGGCCACGCCCTGTACCTCATCTCCGCTCTGCCAACGTCTGTGGCGTCGAACAATACCGACATGGCGTCCCAACCTCGTTTGAGGAGAGCGCGCAACATGCCAGATAGAAACATTCCGTCTACGCTGGTCTTTGGGGGGGTGAAGTCTATCTCTCTGCCGTCGATCTGCCGCGCCAACGACATGGCGTCATCGACTCGTTCGAGCCTCGACTGCGAGTCCATCTCAGCTCCCCAGGACGGCCCTTGAACGCCTGCGAGCATGGCGTCCGCGGCCGCAGCAGCCAATGCCCTGTCGCTGAAGACACCGCCGTGGGATCTCATGTTGATGGTCGCTTGCCTCCTGACCGTGTCCGGAACCCGCTCGGGGTCAGTTTTTGCTACCCGTCTCGTCTCCCATTTGGCATCATCGACCTCCTCCTCGATGACACGGAACCATTTACCCCGGCCTGATTCCAGACCGAGTCCCCCGTACGCTTTTGGAGTTCTCATACACGCTTCGATGTGCTGTCTGGGCGATCGGGTCAGGCCGGCGATGTCGCGTATACAGTGCTCACGCACGGCGTCGCGATCCGCCCCCCTGCCGACGAGAAGTGACCAGGAAGAGGCAATGGAACGCACCGACTGCTTCCCCCCGGCCCATGCGTTAGCGTACACAATGGACGGAATAGCCCTCCCTAGGTACCCACTGACATTCTCCTCTGTCACGACGAGACGTAGGAACTCAGTTCGCTTGTCGGAGATGAAGAACTTGGATGGATTCACCGGAAACAACCGCATGTAGTTCTCCACCAGCGTGACAGCCTCGGTCCACGAGTTGGTGAACACCAGCGTGTCGTCCCCCTGAAAACACATACTGTTCAGGTCCGGCATGGAGCCCTTTGTGACATAAGTGACGCCGAGGAATTCCACGTAGTTAATCAGGGTGCCTAACGTTGCTGTCCAGGCCCAACCTGAAAGAAGGCCGCGAACGTGTTTCCACGTCTTGCCCTCCCAGCTGACCGACCCCGCCCTTATCCTTCGGATCACCAGGTCTGTGATCCTCGAGTGAAGCTCTGGCTGCGGTGACTTCTCGCGAGCTGAGTCGCACAGGTAGCGGATTGCGACTTCCAGCAGATCCATCCATGGGACGTGATCAAATTTACTCTGGTCGATTGGGACGGCGATCGAGTTTCGCACCCGTCTACGCCAGGCGCCCCATCTGTCTATCGAGTTGATCTTCGTGGACAAGGTGGTGGGGAAGACCGACTCCATGGCATTCTCCGCTCCCTGTGCTAGCCACTTCATTTGAAAGTACAGGTCCAAATCGCTGGACACGGTGTTACGGTTCTTGCCACGCTCGCGCTTCGGATTCACGACGTTTCCCGGTACTTCCTTGGAAAACATGGCTTCCATCAGCTCTGACTTAGTGCTATTCAGGAAGGTTGAGAACTTTGTCCCCTTGCTGCCCAGCAACCTAGAACCGGTGCTTGCTCCGTTAGCTAGCCACCGGCTGGGGTTGTCAAGAAATTCTGACACTGACATCTGATCAGGAAAGAGAATTTTTGTCTTCTTTATCATGGACATACCGATGTCGGTGACCCGCCGCCTGTCCGAGCCTTCGGCATCCTCAGGTTTCAC